TAGGAGATTGTGATGATTATTTCTGGACAACACCTGATGAACGAGAAGAAAAATAAGCATATTTTGAATTGGATACATAATTTATCCAAAATTCAACCCGAACTCGGTAATTTTGCGGTGTGCCCTTATGCATCAACCGCAAATTTTATCATTTTAGAGGAAAAATTACGAAAAGTTTGTCCAAGACCACCTTGGGATGTTGTAATTTACGTTGTAGAAGACGATCATGACGAAGATTTTCTCTATGCAATGGTTGATGACTACAATCGCATCTATTCAAAGTATAAATTTATTGCTGATTATCGAAAATCTAATACAAAGATCAATGGCATACTAACAAGTAATGGAAAATACAATCTTGTCTTGTGCCAACCACGAGAAGAACTGACGGAAGCAAGAAAAAAACTTGCAAAAACTGATTATTATAAGTATTGGGACAAAAATTATCTTGAAGATGTGTTAGAAGAGGATTATAAAGTCGTTGAAATTCATATTTCACCTGAGTTAGAGTAAAATGGGCGAACATTTACTACTTGATCTTTACAAAAGCAATTTTAAAGTCAAAAATGACAATTTTGAACGAATATAGTCATAAATTTTCTCCATATGGTGTTACAATGTTGTTTGCACTTGCTGAAAGTCATGTTTCATGTCATACATGGCCTGAAAAGGGTTGTTTGAGCGCTGATTTTTACACTTGTGGAGAAAAAGATCCAAAAATAGCTGCTAAATACATTATTGATAACCTATATTCGATTGATTACTTAGTTCGTGAGATAAAAAGGTAAAAAATAGGTATAAATAAAACAGGAAACTTTTTGTGTAAATAGTGGCGTCTCGAGCATTCAAAGATATCAACTTATCCTTCAAACGTCATCCTGTGACGAATGATGTATTGACGATCAATGATGAGGATGCAATTAAAAGATCTGTAAAAAACATAATTTTTACAATTTTAGGTGAAAAACCATTTGAACCTTTTTTTGGATCAGAGATTAATAATTCTTTATTTGAATTAAACACATCTTTGAATGAAATAAGAATTCAAGATGAAATTCAATCATCTTTATTGAATTATGAACCAAGAATCGCAAATATTATTGCAACTGTGACAATCGCACCAGATTCAAATGAAATGAACTGTACGATTCAATATGATATTGTTGGTCTTCCCACACCACCACAACAAGTTGATGTTCTCCTTTTCCCAGCTAGAGTATAATGTCTTTCGGTCAATATGTAAATCTAGATTTTGATCAAATCAAAGTGTCTATCAGAGATTATCTGAAGGCAAACACAAATTTTACTGATTATGACTTTGAAGGGTCGAACCTTTCAATAATTATTGATGCGTTAGCGTATAATACATATACAACTGCCTATAACACCAATATGGCGGCAAATGAATGTTTTCTTGACTCCGCTACACTTCGAGAAAACGTTGTCGCACTGGCAAGAAACATTGGTTACGTTCCAAGATCTCGTAGAGCTTCTCGTGCAAGAATATCTTTTAATGTAAGTGGTCTGATAGAGACCTCAACACTCACATTAAACTCTGGTATCGTTTGTAATGGTGCTGGTTCAAATACAAACTTCATATTTTGCATTCCAGAGGATATTACAGTTCCTGTTGTTAATGGAGTTGCTCAATTTAATAATATTGAGATTTTTGAAGGTAACTTTGTATCTCAAAGCTTCATTGTAGATACAACTCTATTCAATCAAAAATTTATTCTTGATAATTCATTCATTGATACATCAACTATCAAGGTTAAGGTCAAGGCATCAACGACATCGACCTCAACAGTCACTTATAAACAAATTGATAATATTGTAGGTATCACTTCAACATCTTCATCATACTTATTACAGGAAGTTGAGGATGAAAGATATGAATTAATCTTTGGTGATAATGTTATCGGTAAAAAATTATCAAATAATAATGAAATCACAGTTTCCTATATTGTAACTGAAGGAAGAGATGGAAACGGTGCGTCTGAATTTAGTTTTGTTGGAAATATCACAAATCAAGATGGTGCAGTCATTGATGCAAATCTAATATCCCTTGTCTCAACAGATGAAAAATCAAGAGATGGTGATGAGATTGAATCAATTTCTTCAATTAAGTATTATGCACCGAGAATCTATTCTTCACAGTATCGTGCAGTTACTTCATCGGATTACGAATCTGTTTTAGGATTTATCTATCCAAACGTTGAATCTGTTACTGCTTTTGGTGGTGAAGAGATGAGTCCGCCTCGTTTTGGTAAAGTCTTTATCTCAGTCAAACCTCGAAATGGTGATTTTCTATCTGATGAGACAAAAAGAGAGCTTGTCCAACGATTAAAGAGTTATGCAGTTGCTGGTATTGTACCAGAGTTTATTGATTTAAAATATCTATATGTTGAACTTCAAGTTAATGCATATTATAATCCAAGTTTGAATGATGACCCAGAAAATCTCAAAACTTCCGTTTCAAACGCTTTGACTCAGTATTCAAGATCAATTGATATTAATAAATTTGGTGGTCGATTCAAATACAGTAAAGCCGTTTCATTAATTGATGGAGTTGATTCATCAATCACATCAAATATTACCTTAGTTACAATTCGACGTAATTTAAAAGCAGTTATCGGTCAATTTGCTCAATATGAAATTTGTTATGGTAATCATATTCATAGTCAAGAATCTGCATACAATGTAGTATCAACTGGATTCACAATTGAGGGTGTAACAGGAACTGTTTATATGGCTGACGAAGTTGTAAATCGTGAAACAGGTCGTATGTTCTTCTTTACATATGATGAAGGAGGAACTCCAAATATTGTAAAGAAAAATGCTGGAACAGTTAAATATTTGATCGGTGAAGTTCTTATAGATACTTGTAATATCACCTCAACAGTGATTGCGAATGATGTGATTGAAATTCAAGCAATTCCTCATTCAAATGACGTTATTGGTCTTCGAGATTTATATGTCAAATTTGATATGTCAAATACAACAATCAATATGGTTCAAGATCTGATCTCATCTGGTGAGAATACATCTGGATCTCAGTTTGTTCATATTCACAGTTATTATACTCCAACTTTCACAAGGAAATCAAACTCTCCAGTTGCAACTGGCACCACTTTACTTCCATCAACAGCGACTGGAACTTCAACAACTAGAGCGACTGGTGCAACATACACAACCCCAACTACAACATCAAGTACAACCACAAGCAGCACACCTTCATCATCTGGTGGCGGCGGTGGATCTAGCTATGGCGGCGGATATTAATGATTGATACCTCAATACAAAGAGTCGAAATAAATCAGGTAATTGAAAATCAGTTACCTGAATTTGTGCAAACAGAAAGCCCACTGTTTGTGGATTTCATGAAGCAATATTATATTTCACAAGAATTTCAAGGTGGATCTATAAATGTTGCTGAAAATTTAGACAGATATACTAAACTTCAAACTTTTGTTGGTGCTGCGCTGACAGAATTTACTGGATTATCAACAGATACTCAATCTTTTTCAAGCACAATTTTTGTTGATAGCACAAAAGGTTATCCAAGTAAGTATGGATTACTTAAAATTGATGATGAAATCATTACATATACAGGAATTGGTACAACTTCATTCACAGGTTGTGTTCGTGGGTTTAGTGGAGTTAATGCATTAAGACAACCAACAAAACCAGACGTTTTAGATTTTAAAACTTCAGTTGGTGTTGCACATACAGGTGGAACTAAAGTTCATAATTTATCAAATGTATTCATTCGTGAATTTTTTAGAAAACTTAAAAGTACTTTTGCGAGTGGATTTGAAAATCGTAAATTAGATAGTGATCTAGATCAAGTTAAGTTTATTCGTCAGATTAAAGATTTCTATCGTACAAAAGGAACAGAGGAATCATATAAAATTTTATTCAGAGCATTATATGGTGAAGAAGTTAATATTATCAAACCATCAGAGTTTTTAATCAAACCATCTGACGCAGATTATGGATTTGCACAAGATTTTGTAGTTAAACCAATCACAGGAGATCCAAGAAATTTAAAAGGATCAACACTTTTTCAAGATAAAGATGAAGATGATAATAATATTCAAGGTGCTTCGGGTGCGATATCAGATGTAAAAGACTTTTTATATGGCGGGGAGCATTACTATCAGATTAGTGTATCACAAGATTCAATTGATGGTAATTTTATAGTTCCAGGCAGAACTCGTGTGGTAGATCAAGTTACTATTGGTTCGACTGTAATGACAGTTGATACGACAGTCGGATTCCCTACAAGTGGTTCTTTATCTTTACCAAGTGCAACTACAGCGGGTATTGTAACTTATACTAGTAAAACATCAAATCAGTTTGTGGGATTACCAACAGCTGTCGATGTTTTAAATGTTGGTGATGATGTCAGATATAATAATGTTGCTTACGGATATTCATTTGCAAATAATACTAAAAAAATTGAAGTATTAATTACAGGTGTTTTAAAAGATTTTCCAATACCAGACGAAACTTTTTACTTTAATAAGGGAGATAAAGTCAAAGTCGGATCATTTGGTATCAATAAGAGTTCTGAAGATGCTAATTTTGGATCATGGCTCTATAATACAGCGGTCAAATTTACACCAAAAACTGTTACAAGACAATCAAGTAGTAGTTTTAGAATTGAAACTTCATCAGATCATGGTTTATTAGAAGAGGATAATGTTGAAGTTTTGGATGGACAATCATTATTGTCTGGAGTTGGTCGTGTTTTAAGTGTTATCAGTAGTTCAACTTTTATTGTTGGTGATTTACCTGGCGTCGGTGTAAATAATTTTGCATTTATAAGAAGAAGACTTAAGAGAGGAAATAGTTCATTACATGATAATATTACAAAATATACAACTGACGTTCAAAATGTATATGATCATGAAAGTGACAATGCATTTGCATTACCTCCACATCCTCATGCATACGTCACATCACCATCTTTACCAAGTTTAGCTAATGAACCCATTGTTGCACCAGATCGTTCTGTAACATGGACTGGCGCGACTGGCGGCGACGTTATACAGTTAATACAGGTAACAGAAGGTGCTGCTGATCATGGATTTTATTCTGGAGAAGTTGTTACATATAATGTCATCAGTGGTTTCTTAGGACAACTAATAGACGGTAAAAACTATTATGTAAGTCGTGTAAGTTCTAATAATATTCGTCTTGCAAATTCATTACCTGATTTAATTAATGGTGATTTTGTGGATGCAACTGGAAATGGAACATTTAAAATTTCTGTCCCAGAACTTGCAAACAAAAAACTTGAACATCAAAAATTATTGAAGAGAATATCTCTCAATCCACTCTTTGACGGGGCAAGGCGTGAGACAGCGCCAGGCACCACTGGCATGCTTGTAAATGGTACAGAGATATCAAACTATAAGTCTGGTGATGTTATACAATTTGGTGGTATTGAATCAATAGATGTATTGGAAGGTGGAACACAATTTGATGTGATTACACCACCAACAGTGTCTGTTGAAAGTTTAACTGGTACTGGTGTAAGTGCAACAGCTAACATAAAAGGTTCTCTAGAAAGAATCGATATCATAGATCCAGGCTTTGATTATGTTGAACCACCAACTATCGAAATTACTGGTGGAAATGGTGTAAATGCTATTGCAAGATCAAGATTAAAACAGGTTGATCATTTTGTTGATTTTGATGCATCATCAACAGGTAATGCAATTAATATTGCTGATGATACGATTGGTTTTGGAACATTTCATAAGTTCCGTGATGGAGAGGCTGTAGTTTATAAAACCTTTAATACTGGTGCGATTGGTATTGCAAGTGCTGGTATTACCACAACAGCTATTCAATTAAATCCAGATCAAAGACTTGTTGATGAATCGATTTATTTTGTATCTAAAGTTAATAATACAACTATTAAACTTGCAAATAATGAAAATGATGCGATTGCAAAATCCAATTTACTCAACCTCACTGGATTTGCAGATGGATCACAAAGATTTCAAAGTTTAAGAAAGAAATTTATTTTAGGTCAGGTTATTATCGATAATCCAGGCGAAGGATATGAAAATAAAAGAAGATTAGTCGCTACGTCTGGAATTAACACATACTCTGATTTTATTGAATATAAAAATCATGGATTTAAAAATGGTGAGATAGTTAGATATTCACATTCAGGAATTGGAATTACAATCGGAGGACTTGATACAGATCAAGATTATTTTATTTTAAAAGTAAGCGATGATAGATTTCGTCTTGCCTCTGCTGGAATTGGAACTACTCTGTCTAATGCAAATTATTTAACTAAACAGTTCGTTGGATTAACATCAGTTGGATCTGGAGAACATATATTTAATTATCCTCCAATAGTTGTTAATGTCAAAGGAAAGATTGGAATTAATACATCTCATCCAGAAAATTATCATGCGAGAGTAAATCCAATTGTAAGAGGTTCGATTACATCAATTAATGTTGAAAAGTCTGGAATCGGATATGGTAATGATTCAACATTTAATTTTAGTATTCCTCCCCAAGTTCGTGTCTCTTCTGGATCATCATCAGAATACAAAGCTATTGTTACAAACGGAAGAATACAATCTGTAATTGTGACTCGTTCTGGTGGTGAATATACATCTGCTCCCGATTTAAAAATTTTAGGTGATGGTGTTGGTGCAAAAATAATATCATCAATTAGTAATGGAAGTGTTGATCAAGTTACTATTGATAATGGCGGTGTTGGTTATTCAACAGCTACTGTTGGAGTTGAAGAAATAATTCCTGGCACAGGTGCTGTTTTCTTACCCAAAATTAGATCTTGGGCAGTTAATAACGTTAAAAGATATGAAGATATATTTTATGATGATGACGGATTTTTATCTAGAGGTGATAATGATGAAGGTATTAAATTTACATCATTTTATGCACCTAGAGGTTTAAGAAAAGTTTTAAAACAAAAAAATAGTGATGGAACAGTTGATTATACATCAAATGATTTAAATATTCTTAACAATGCAGAACAAGCTTCTTTAAATCATTCACCGATCATTGGATGGGCTTATGATGGTAATCCAATCTATGGCCCTTACGGATATGATCGTAAAGATGGTGGTATTGTAAGAATTATGAGATCTAGTTATGTTCTCAAAACAAGTAGAGAAAATGGGCCACCAATATCACAATTTCCATTAGGATTCTTTGTAGAGGATCATGAGTATCTTGGAAATGGTGATCTTGATGAAAATAACGGAAGATTTTGTATCACCCCTGATTATCCAAAAGGAACTTATGCTTACTTTGCAACAATCAATCCAAATGAAAATGAAACTAGTGGAACGTTTAAAAACTTTAGATCTCCAGTTTTTCCATATTTAATTGGTGAAAACTATGCTGCAAAACCTGATGAGTTTAATTTTGTTGAAACTAATAATCAAGATTTAGATTTAAACACTCTTAATTTAAGAAGAAATACAAATCCATATAAGTTAGATGGAGCAGGGACAGAGTATGAGGGAATACACGATAGTCGAAAAATTGTTGATCAAGAAATTGAAATTAATTATGCATCTCCAGGCAGAATTAATCAATTTGAAATATTAAGTTCTGGATCTGGTTATCAAGTTAAAGATCCATTAAGAATTCAAAATCTAGGAAAAGGAAATGGTTTTTCTGGTGAAATTTCTAGAGTTGAAGGAAAGGAAATTGTATCTATAGCCTCAACTGTGGTTAAAATTGAAAATCTAGTATTTTCATATAATAATTCAAATGGACAAGTTACAGGACTTTCATCTCAACCGCATGATTTAGTTGTTGGTGATGTTGTGACCATTTCGGGATTATCAACTGATTCTTTAAGAAAATTAGATGGCAGACATCAAATTGGATTTAATACATCATTCTTACTTTTAAATACAGGAATTGGAACAACTGGATCTACAGGTATAGTTACAAGCTTGTCAGTCACAGGTGACTTATCTAGAAATGCTATTGCACCGAATGATGTTTTAGGTATTAATACTGAAAGATTTTTAGTTCTTAACGTTGATGATGTTAATGATAAAGTTAGAGTCAAAAGAGAGTTTGATGGTGTTTTAGGAACTGCTCATACAAGCACATCTCTAATTACATCTTTAAATCGTAATATTACTTTTAATTTAGGTATTAATACTGACATTCAAACAAGAGTTAATATACCATACTTTTTCAATCCAATCGAGAGTGTTTCATTAGGTGAATCAGCTGGTGTTGGTATTGGATCAACAATCAGATATTCATTTAAAGTTGTAGGTGGTGCATCTACAGAGAGGTTCATTCCAACTCAAAATATCTTCTTGCAGAATCATGGATTTGAAACTGGCGAAAAGCTTCTATATTCTAGTGGTGAAGGAACTTCACTTTTAGTTTCAAATGGTATATCTACATTTAATCTAACTAATAATTCTCCTGTATTTGCAATTAATTTAGGTAAAGATTTACTTGGTATATCAACAAATCCATTAGGCATAGGATTAACAGGATCTATTACAGGTATAGGATCAACTGCATATCAATTATTCTTTAAAGGTCACGGAACTGGACAGATTCATAGCTTAAAACCACAAAAAACTGAGATCACTGGTTTTGCTGAAAAAGTTGTTGGAACTGTTGTTTGTAAGGAAGCACACCAATTAATAGCAAATGATCGTGTTAGATTAAATGTAACGCCAGGTATTACAACAACATTTAATGTTCAGTTTGATGATACCACTCGCAGAACGTTTATTAATCCAATTAATTTTGGTGCTTCTGCTATTGATATAACTAAAGATCAAATTACAATTCCAAATCACGGATATAAAACAGGCGATAAAGTTCTTTATAAATCATCGAATCCAGCAAATCCACTTTTTAATAACTTCACTTACTTTATTGTTAGAATTGATAAAAATACAATTAAATTATCTGAAACTAACTTCAAATCTAAAAAATTAATACCTGATTGTATTTCACTTACATCTACAGGATCTGGTCATACAATTGCTTTAATTAATCCACCTCTATCACTTACTCGTGGATATAAAGTTGGATTTGCTGTATCTGATACGTCTCTTACTCAAATCATTTCTGGAAAGAGAACACAAGTATTTGATTTTGAATTATTCAGAGACACAAACTTTACAAATCCATATTTCAATAATAAAGAAGATGGTGGATTTCAAGTTGTGGGAGTTGGAACTGTTGGTGTAACAACGACTGCAAGAGTGGATCTTTCTGTTACAGAAAATACTCCAATAGATCTTTTTTACAAATTAACACCTGTTAATTTAAATATCAATGCTCCATTTAAGAGAGATCCAATTGTTGATACTGATGTTATTAATTATTCAAGTTTAAAAATATCAAACAGTGTTTATAACGGAGATTTTGCAATTACAGGAATTGGAAGCACAACATTCTCATTTGTCTTACCATCGCAACCAGAAAAAGATGGCTATACTAAGGAGGAAGCTACTAAACTATCTTATTCAACATCTTCTATAAGTGCAATAGGTGCCATTAATAATATTAGAATTATATCAAAAGGAAGAAATTATAAAACAATTCCTGTTGTTACTTCAATAGGATCAACACTTGGAGTTGGTGGTGTTATTAGATTGAATAGTAATGAAACTGGTAAATTAAGAAGATATACAATTAAAAATCTTGGATTTGATTATTCAGCAGATAAAACAATACAACCATCTGTTCAATTACCACAAATTTTAAGATTGGATCGATTATCCAAAATTGCAAATATTGGAATTAGTTCTGGTGGTAAAAATTATCTTGAACCACCAAATGTTTTAGTGATTGACCGTGTGACTGGATCAATCAAAGATGAGGTCATAACAGCTGTTGATGTACAAGGAACATCTGTTTCTGAAGTTAGACTTTTAAGAAATACAAACTCCTTATATGATACTAATCCAAGAATTATTGCTACAAATAATAATAATGGAATTAAAGTTAAAAATCTATCATTTACAGGTGGAACAAATTTAGTTACTTTGACTCTTGAGGGTGCATATGATTCAACAACATATCCATTTACTCTTGGTGAAAAACTATATGTAGAAAATATTGGTATCGGATCTACTGGAAGTGGATTCAACTCATCAGATTACAACTATGAACCTTTCGTAATTACTGGTGTTAATACAAATCCAGGCGGAGGAAATGCATCTGTTTCATATAATTTAGATTCATCAGTCACAAGCCCAGGCATCTTTAGTGGCCCTTCATCATCAGGACAAGCAATACCTTTTGAAAATATTGCTCAATTTAATATCGATGTTGATACAAATCAATTTAGCGTCGGTGAAACTGTAAGCACAGGCGATAAAATTGGAACTGTCGTCGCTTGGAATGAGAACAATAAGTACCTTAAAGTATTATCAAATGATACCTTTAACGTTGGCGAATCAATTAATGGTTCATCATCTAAATCTATCGCATTGATTGAACAGACAACTAAATTTAACTCAGTATTTAATATTGATTCTGACTCTGAATTTAGAAGTGGTTTCCGTAAAGAAACTGGAAAATTAAATACAGAATTACAAAAACTTGCAGATAATGATTATTATCAAATATTCTCATATTCATTAGGTAGTCCAATTTCATATGATACATGGAAAGACCCAGTTAATAGTCTTGGTCATGTTGTTGGATTTAGAAACTTTGCTGATGTAAGTATTGTTTCTACAGCATCAACTGATGATAAGAATCGCAGAAACGCATCGGTTGGTGTTTCATCATCAGTCGCAGTGGTCGTTGCTGATTTAGTAAGTGAGAAAGAATCATTACACAATTACTATGATTTTGATTTAGTTACAGAAAACTCTAAGAATATTGCTGGGTTATTTGCATCTGATGAAATTAGTTTTGGTAATCGAATCCTAACTGATTATATTGAATCAAGGACTAATCGAGCAATTACAATTGATAGTGTGAGTTCTGAATTTAATGATCTGCCTCGTGCAACTGCTTTCTCTGATGTATTTGCTATTGATTTAGATGACATTGATGGAATTAAATTTTATGTTATGGTGTTTGATACTCGATTCTCAGGAGAGAAAGAGATTATTCAAATTAATTTACTTCATGATGGATCTCTTGGATATATGATGCCATTTGGTCGTGTTGAAACGGCAATCGATCTTGGTGATTTTGATTTTAGTATATCGGGAACTACAGGAAATCTAAGATATCTTCCAGCTAAATCTAAATTTAATAACTATGCATTAAGAATATTTGCGATTGAAACATTCAAAAATACGCAATCTGGTATTAGCACACTATCACTTGGAACAGGATATGATATTATTTCTACCTCATCTGGTATTGGATCTACAGATCCATCTCCAGTTCAAGTTGTGGGATTTGGAACCACTGCGGTTACAACCTCCAAATTATTCATTCAAACACAAGAACTTGGCGGAGATCAAAGAACTCAATTAAATGAACTAGTTGTGTTAAATGACAGTGAAGAGGTATATCTTTTAGATTATGCACAAATGATTAATGAAAATATATCTGAAAGTAATTCTCCAAATATAGGACTTGGAACATTTGGTGCAGATGTAAGATCAGGAATTACAAGTGTTTATTTCACACCTACCACTGGCATTGGTGTTACAATGAGAGTTCATCAAGTGGCTATTGGAGGAACTGCAACTGGAATTGGAAGCACAACAATATCACTCACTGAAGTATTAACCACAACAACAAATATCGCATCAACAGGAACTCCACAACCAACTCGAATCAGTGGAATTAATTCAAATACATATACTGCTTTTGATGCGTTAATTGAAATACATGATACAACAAATGATCGATATGCTGTTACTCAAGTAACTGCAATTCATGATACCATCACTCCACACTTTACAGAGTTTGGTTACATGGATAACTTCTCTACCAATGTCACTAGTTTCTCTGGTATTGGAACTGTTGGTGTTGGATATTCATCTGTGACTGGTGGTGATATTGAACTTCGTTTAACTCCTCCAGCAAATACAGCTATTACAACTAAAGTATTCCAATATAACTTTAATGAAACTGGAACTGGTGGTGTTGGTTTAGTTACATTCACGGATTCTAGATTAAAATCAGCTGAGGGTAATTACACTGGAACTGAAAATGACGTTAAGTTCTCATTTAATCTTAAGCACACTGGAGACTCAATTTTCCATAAAACATTTGATTCTGAAGATGCGTCAGTTGTTGATGTAACAAATAATACATTTATAGTTAATAACCACTTCTTCCAAACTGGTGAAGAATTAACATATAATCCAATTGGTTCAGGAACAACCATGAACATTGGAATTGCAGCTACATCAATTAGTGGAATCGGTGTCACAACTAAATTACCACCAACAGTTTTTGCAGTCAAGATTGCAGAAAATAAATTTAAGGTTGCAAGAACCGCAGCAGAAGCTCTTCAAAATGTTCCTAAAGTTCTTGATCTTACAGCTGTTGGTGTTGGAACTACTCAATCATTTACTGCTAAAAATCTTAATTCCAAGGCTCTTATTACTCTTGATAATAACATTCAAAGTCCTGTTATTCAATCTCCTGTTAATACAAAATTATCTTTTGATGCCTTAACAACAACTGACTTTGTAACCTTAACAGGTATCTCATCATTCTTCTCTGGTGATGTAATTAAAGTAAATGATGAGTTTATGAAGATTGATACAGTCGGTATCGGATCTACAAATCAACTTCTTGTGAAGAGAGCTCAATTAAATTCAGCTCTTGCAAATCATAGTGCTGGTGATACTGTCACTAAATTCTTAGGAAATTATCAAATAGTTAAGGATACAATCAACTTTACAGATGCACCAAAAGGTGAAAAAGGCCCATCTGGTTTGACCACAACATCTACTTTTGTTGGTCGTGTATTTACACATACTGGTATTCCTGACGGTACTCAAGAAACTTATTCTAATAATTTTGTATTTGATACATTTGAAAATCAATTTACAGGAATAGCAACAAACTTTATTTTAAAATCTGGCGGTTCAGATGTAACTGGATTCGCAACAAATACAGGTGTTTTACTTCTAAATGAAATTTTCCAGAATCCAAATGACGATTATAATATTGTTGAAACTGCTGGTATTACATCTGTAAGTTTTACAGGTGTGGGTGTAACAAATAGTTATGATGTAAATGTATCATCAGTTCCTAGAGGTGGTGTTATTGTATCAGTTGGAGAGAGTGAATCATTTGGTTATCAACCATTAGTTGCAGCTGGTGGAACTGCAATTGTATCTTCAGCTGGCACAGTAACATCAGTATCAATTGGTAATAGTGGATCTGGATATCGTGTTGGATTACAAACTAATATTCTTGTGAGAGCCGTTACAAGTTCTGGTGTCACAACAATTGGTAAAGCAAATGTTAGTGCTGGTTTAGTTACATCTGTCACAATTACAAGTGGTGGATCAGGATTTAGTCAATCATTACCACCAACTCTTGAATTTGAAAAACCACTTAACTATGAAAATATAAGATTAGTGGGTAGTACTACAGGTATTGGTGCATCAGTATCAATTCGTGTTGGAACTGCATCAAGTATAATTAGTTTTGATATCACAAACTTTGGATATAATTATAAGATTGGTGATGTTTTAACTGTCGAAAGAGGCGGTCAAGCTGGTATTCCTACCGACGCCTCTGCTGGATCTACGTTTAAATTATTCAACCTAACTGTTATTGATGTCTTTAATGATAGTTTTGCTGGATTTACTTTTGGTGAATTAGAGAAGTTGAATACATTTGAAGATTTATTTGACGGTACTAGAAGAACTTTCCCACTTACAAAAACAATTGGTGCAGCTGAAACTCCAATTACATTAAGATCTGCATCAGGATCTCCAATTAAAGTTGAAGATAATACATTAGTATTTTTAAATGATATTCTACAAGTTCCTAGTGAGAGTTATGTGTTTAATGGTGGATCTCAAATTACATTCTCAGAAGCACCAAAATCTGATGATAAAGTAAGAATTTATTATTATCGTGGATCTGACCATGATGTAATTGATGTTGATATTTTGGAAACAGTTAAAACTGGTGACAGTCTTACAATTAATAAATATCCTGATGTTGGTTTAGACAATGTATTC